TTGGAATCAACCAGCTTCTTCAATCGCTACGGTCACTCCTAATGCACAAATTGCTCCAAATGGAACTCTTACGGCAGATACTTTTACGACTGTATCTGGCACCCCTGCACTCTTCCAAGCAGTAGCCTGCCTAGCTTCCACTGCTTACACATGGAGCTTTTATGTCAAGCTAGGAACAATGGCAGCGGCTGATTTTAGGTTTGCCGTAAGAGATGATACAAACGGGGCATTTATTGCAACAGACATTGCGCCTAGCATTACGCCGGTAACAACGGAATGGCGAAGGGTAACATATACATTCACAACACCAGTTGGATGTGTTCTTGTTCGCCCCTACCCCTATAGATTTGTTCCAGCCACTTACGGCACTACTGTTCACATCTGGGGCGCCCAACTAGAAGCCGGAGCCTTCCCCACCTCCTACATCCTTAACGTCAACACGCCGCTTGGCGTCACCCGCGCCGCAGATGTGGTCAGCATCACGGGCAGTGCGTTCAGTTCGTGGTATCGGCAGGATGAGGGGACGATTTATTACGACGGCACCGTTTCGCAAGGCTTGGCTGCTTTCCCTTGGTTTTACAACATTACTGACGGAACAATTAATAACTCCATTGGCACTTACCAACACACAACCGGAATCTACGGAACCCTTAGCACTGGTGGAACTGCTATAACACCAGATGCAACCGTTTTATTTGGGCCTGTTTCAGGAGCGGCAGCGAAACACGCACTGGCAGTTAAAACATCTGACACCCGAGCGGCTTACAACGGAACACTGTCAGCAGCTCAAACAACCACTGTTATGCCTGTAGTGAATCAACTTGCTATTGGCCAACGTGTCAACGGAAACCGCATGACCGGCACCATCCGCCGCCTCACCTTCTTCCCCCAGCGCCTCCCCAACTCCACGCTGCAATCCATAACCCTCTAGCCATGCACTGCTACAAATTCCCAACCCGCGCCCAATTCCGCACCCTGGCCGCTGCCGAGGGCCTGATCACCGAAGAAGGCGAGCTGATCACCGCCAGCCACACCTTCGCCATAGATGAGGTCGGGACCATAACCAAAGGCGGCGAATACGACCCCGAGACTGGCGAGGTGATCACACCCCCCGTCCCCCGCAGCGGCTGGCATGTGAACTACGCCGGTGAGTCGCCTGAGGCGTGGGAGGAGTATTTGGTGACGCCGCAGCATCCAGCGCGGGTGTGGGCATGAGCTGCTCAGACTGACCCACAGCCCCACCCCCACCGATGGCATCTAAGCGCGAATCAATCCTGGCGGCCATCGCCACCACGCTGGTCGGCACTACTGGCGTTAGCACCAGGATCTACAGGTCCAGGGTGGAAGCGTTCGCCAGAAACGAAGCGCCAGCGATCGTAATCGAACCCGGCACCGACTCAGCATCTGAGGAACTGGTGAGTAACTGCAAGATCGACTGGCGGCTGCCGGTGCTGATTGCGGTCTACACCAGGGGCGCCATCCCTGATCAGCTGGCCGATCCAATCATCATCAGCCTGCACGGCAAGCTGATGGCCGACCGCACCCTCGGCGGCTTGGCCATGGACATATTCCCAGGCACGGTTGACCCCCAGCTTGAAAAAGCCGATCAGCCGGCGCTCTGGACCGTCTGCACCTACAACGTCCGCTATCGCTCCAGCGTGACCGATCTGACCACCTAGAGGTGCTCCATAGCCTGACGTTGGCGTTAGCACCTGGCGATCGTGGCGAAGGAACTACCCCCTCTCCCATCAGAAGGTGGCTCATACCTATTGGATGCAAAGAAGAACCAATGGGTATTGATCGAAGAAACGCCAGCAGACCTGCCTATCCCCGAGAGCACCAATGGCACTGACTCGCAAGCGCCTACTGCTGGCGAAGATTGAAACCACCTATGGCACCGATCCCACGCCCGCAGCAACAGATGCGGTGCTGGTGTCAGCCCTTGAGGTGCAGCCTCTGCAGCTGGAGCTGAAGGACCGCGAGCTGATCCTTGGCTATCTCGGCAACACTGAGATGGTGGTGGGCCAGCGACTGGTCAGCGTCTCCTTCGACGTGGAGATCGCCGGCTCTGGCACAGCAGGTACGGCGCCCAAGTGGTCGGCCCTGATGCAGGCCTGCGGCTTCAGCGAGACGATCGTGGCCGTCACCAGCGTCACCTACGCGCCCGTGAGCGCCAGCTTCAAGGGCGTCACGCTCTACTTCTTCGCTGATGGCGTGCGCCACAAAGTGACCGGCTGCCGCGGCACCTGGAGCATGGCCTTGGAAACTGGCGAGATTCCTAAAATTTCATTTTCTTTCACGGGCATTTTCAACGCACCAACGGACGAGACCCAGCCTTCGCCCACATTCAGCAACCAGGCCGATCCGGTGGTGGTCAATTCCGCCAACACCGCCACCCTGCAGGTGCATGGCTACGCAGCCTGCCTGAGCGCGTTCAGCCTCGACCTAGCCAACGAGACACCATTCCGTCAGCTGGCCGGCTGCACCCAGCAGGTGATGATCACCGACCGCAAGCCCGAGGGCGAGGTCACAATCGAGGCGCCAACCATCGCCGCTAAGAACTACTTCAGCGCTGCCAGCACCCAGACCGCAGGCCAGTTCAGCTGGGTCCACGGCACCACTGCAGGGAACATCATCACGTTTACGGCGCCGACCTGCACTCTGGGCTCCCCAGAATACGAAGACAACGACGGCATCATAATGCTCAAGATGCCCTTTATGCCGCAGCCAACTGCTGCAGGCAATGATGAGTTCACCCTTGCTTGCACTTGATCCATGGGCTTCATCCTTGAGCAAACGCCTAGCTTTTCCTGGCCAATCACAATCAGGGAAACCCAAGACGGCGGCCGCTACCGCACCCACACATTTGAGGCAGTCTTCAAACGGCTGCCACAAAGCCGCATGGATGAGATCGCGCTTGACTATCAGCGCATCAAGAGCTATGCGGCCCGCGATGAGGTGATCAACGAGCTGCCCACCCGGGCGATCGCCAGCGAGATCCTGATCGGCTGGACTGGCATCTTTGAGCCAGACAACACCACGCAGATCCCTTACTCAGAAGACAGCAAGGCGCAGCTGCTGGAGATCTCAACAGTCGCTGACGTGCTGGTTACCACCTACATCGAGAGCGCAGAGAAGGCCAAAGCAAAAAACTAACAGGCGCTGTGGAGCATTTGCTCCATGGCAGCAGCGCCAATAAAGAGCTGCTTGCTGATGCCGCAGCCTTTGGCATGACCTTGCCAGAGGCAATGCTGGCGCCGAAGGTCTACCACATCTGGCCCGAGCACATGGAGGTGCTGAGCCTGTTCCTGCGCTGCATGACGCAGTGGCGCTGCGGTGCCAATGGTGTAATCGGGCTGGACTATGGCGTGGTGTTGCAGATGGCTAGCCTGTACCAGATACAGGATCTGGCCCGCGTGATGGAAGACCTGCAGATCATGGAACTGCACGCACGCGACCTGATCAATAAGGAGGCGAAGTAATGGCACAGATGCAGGCGCTGCTGAAGATCAAGGCAGACGTCGAGGGAGAGGGTAAGATCAACGCCCTAGGTCGTGCCATCGGCGGCCTGAGCAGCACTGCCGGCAAGGTGTCAGGCGGGCTGAAAGGATTGGCTGGCGCTGCTGGCGGCCTAAGCGGTGCGCTCGGTTCACTGGTGCCGCTTGCCACTGGTGCCGGCCTAGCGGCTATGGCCAAGGGCGCCATTGATGCAGCCGACAATATGAACGACCTGTCTCAAAAGACAGGCGTGAGCGTCGAGAGCCTGAGCAAATTTCAGCAGGCAGCAAACGCCAGCGGCACCAGCATCGAAGTTGTTGGCGGCGCAATGATCAAGCTGAATAAAGGCTTGGCTGCCGGTACTGGCCCGGCTGCTGATGCACTCAAAGCGCTTGGCCTTAGCGCAACAGATGCCAGCGGGAAGCTGAAGACCACTGACGCTGTGATGCTCGAGGTGGCAGATAAGTTTGCCAAGATGCCTGATGGCGCAGGAAAGACTGCGCTAGCGCTGCAGCTATTTGGCAAAGCTGGAGCCGACATGATTCCGCTGCTGAATGGTGGCAGTAAGGCGATCACGGATCTGTCAGCGACAATGACCGGAGCCTTTGCCAAAGGCGCCGACAGCCTCAACGACAAGCTGGCAGCGCTTCAGGGCAAACTGCTAGGGCTTGGCGTCAACATCGGCACGGCATTGATGCCATTGCTAAACGTTGTCACCGACCTAGTGCTGAACCTAGCCAACGCTTTTGCCGCAATGCCTGGCCCACTGCAGGCCATTGTTGGCGGCCTTGTGGCGCTGGCTGCCGCCTTTGTGGTGCTGGCTCCAGCAATCTCTGCTGTGATCTCCATCGCTGGCGTCCTAGCTGGATTGCAGATTGGCGCCACCATCGCCGGTTGGGCTGCAGTGGCTGGCCCTGCAATCACGGCGATCAGCGCCGCATTTACCGGCTTCCTGACCTTCCTGACCGGCACCCTACTGCCAGGTCTAATCGCCTTCTTCTCCGGCCCTGTCGGCTGGACCGTGCTCGCTGTGGCTGCAGTGGTGGCGATGGCAATTCTGTTCCGCAAACCACTGCAAGATTTTGCAGGGTGGCTGGTGAGCTGGGGTAAGCCGATCAGTCGGTTCTTTGTCAACCTGTGGGATGGCGTAGTCAAGCTGACAAGCAATGCAATGGAGTCCGCAAAGTCTGTTGTTGTGGGCCTGGGCGCCGTTATCAAAGGTGCGTTCAATGCCATCTTGCGTGGCGTCTTTAATTCGATCAACGGAGCAATCAACAATATCAACTTCTTAATCAATCGCGCTAACGCACTATCAGCCAAGGTACGCGGACCTCAGCTGCCTACCTTGCCAACGCTCAGCGTTCCCCAGTTTGCCAAGGGCGGCTACGTCGGCCAGGGAACGCTTGCCGTAGTTGGTGAGGCTGGCCCTGAATACATCATCCCTGCCTCCAAGATGGCAGCCGCATCAGCCAACTACCTCAACGGTGCTCGGGGTGGCGCGGTGATCCCGGCCTTTGCCAATGGCGGCTTCGTCGGCGGCAATGCCCAGATCAATGTCACCACTGGCCCTGTGATGCAGCAGGGCGGTCAGCAGTACGTCTCCATGGCAGATCTGGAGCGCGCCATGCGCAAGACCGCTGATGGCGTTTACGCCAGCCTGCGCACACCAGCAGGACGCTACGCCACGGGGGTGCGCTAATGGCTCGCGGTCAATCCCAATACCTGCGCATCTTTTCTGGCTCCACCACCTACCAACGGTGGCAGTCTTACTACGTCAACACCAGCGTTACCTGGGAGAGCGCAGCCTGGTCATATCAGCCATTTGATGCTGATGGCATCACCGCTGGTGAGGTGCAATCTGAATCCTCGATCTCAGTCACCTTGCCAGCCACTACCAACGTGATGGAGGTGGTGCTGCAGTCGCTTGATGAGGCCCGCCTGGCAGAGCTACGCCTGTATGAGTTCGACACCATCCTGGGGAACAGCACTCCGCAGACTGGGCAGACGCTGATCGCGTCGTACCTAGGCGAGGTGGTCGGCGTGCAGGGCGGCTTCACATCCATC